TAAGGCTTTTAAAGGTTTTGCAGAAGGTAGATCGAAATGAGTTACAAACAGAGTTTATATAAAATAATTGAACCGGTTAAAAGAAATACTATTAACCGACTTAACAAATCTAAAAAATGGAAATATGGATACAATAAAGAACATGATATTGTCGTTATATCAAAAACTGGTAAGATTGATGAAATTATTGAGTTGCAAGGTTTGCGCGTGGGCTTGCCAATGCGACCAAAGAGCGTGCACTCTAACAAACAAGGAAAGTGGCAAAAAATAGAATATCCTAAAGAATTAAGTAGGTTAAAGAATATATTTGATTGGCGTAGCTATCCTGAAGAATCAAAAGAACAATGGTACGACTACATAGACGAAGAGTTTAAACGTAGAGATGAAGGCTTTTGGTTTATGAATAATAAAAAGCCAACATATATAACTGGTAGTCACTATATGTATTTGCAATGGAGTAAAATAGATGTAGGTGCTCCAGATTTTAGAGAAGCTAATAGACTGTTCTTTATATTTTGGGAAGCTTGTAAAGCTGATAAACGCTGTTACGGTATGTGTTATTTAAAAAACAGACGTAGCGGTTTTTCTTTTATGAGTAGTGCTGAAACAGTTAATTTGGCTACTATATCAAGTGATGCTAGATATGGTATACTATCGAAAAGTGGTGCTGACGCAAAGAAAATGTTTACGGATAAAGTTGTACCTATTAGTATTAACTATCCTTTTTTCTTTAAACCTATACAAGACGGTATGGATAGGCCTAAGTCAGAGCTAGCGTATAGAGTACCAGCTAGTAAGTTTACTAGAAAAAAGATAACAGCTAACGAAAAAGTTGAAGAGATAGAAGGTTTAGATACTACTATAGATTGGAAAAACACAGGTGATAATAGTTATGATGGTGAAAAACTTAATCTGTTAGTGCATGATGAAAGTGGTAAATGGGAAAGACCTGACAATATATTAAACAACTGGCGTGTAACAAAAACATGCCTAAGGTTAGGTAGTAAAATAGTTGGTAAGTGTATGATGGGTAGCACTTCAAACGCTTTGGATAAAGGAGGTAACAATTTTAAAAAGATATATAATGATTCAGATGTTACAAAACGAAATCGTAATGGACAGACAAAATCTGGCCTTTATTCTCTCTTTATCCCAATGGAATGGAACTACGAAGGATTTATTGACGAATACGGAAGTCCAGTCTTTAATAATCCAAGTGATGATGTGTACGGACCAGATGGAGAATTAATAGATATAGGCGTTATTGATAGTTGGGAAAACGAAGCTGACGGTTTAAAAGATGATCAAGATGCATTAAATGAGTTTTACAGACAGTTTCCAAGAACTGAAGAACATGCGTTTAGAGATGAAACAAAAAATAGTTTATTTAATCTTATAAAGATATACGAGCAAATAGACTATAACGAAGGAAGTAGATATAACTCACCTGTTAACACAGGTAATTTTAGTTGGGTAAATGGAATAAAAGATACACAAGTTATTTTTAATCCTGATCCAAGTGGTAGATTTAAAGTAAGCTGGGTACCGCCAGTTCACCTTCAAAACAAGGTGTTTGTAAAAAACGGTATAAAATATCCTGGTAACGAGCATATAGGTGCTTTCGGTTGTGATAGTTATGACATATCAGGAACAGTAGACGGTAGAGGTTCTAATGGATCTTTACACGGTTTAACAAAATACTCTATGGAAGACGCGCCACCAAGCTCGTTTTTTTTAGAATACATATCAAGACCACAAACCGCAGAAATATTTTTTGAAGATGTATTAATGGCATGCGTGTTTTACGGTATGCCTATACTTGCAGAAAATAATAAACCAAGATTATTATATCATTTTAGAAGAAGAGGTTATAGAGGTTTTAGCATGAACAGGCCAGATAAGGTTTGGAATAAGTTATCTGCAACAGAAAAAGAGATAGGTGGTATACCTAATTCTAGCGAAGATATAAAGCAAGCTCATGCAGCTGCTATAGAAATGTATATAAATAATTTTGTAGGTCATTTAGGTGATGGTAATTATGGTACGATGTATTTTAATGAAACATTAAATGATTGGAGCAAATTTGATATAAATAAAAGAACTAAACACGATGCTTCTATAAGTAGTGGTTTAGCTGTTATGGCTTGTAATAGACATTTATACGCGCCTAACGTAAAAGTAGAAAGAACACCAGTAAACCTCAACATAGCAAGATATAACAATAAAGGATATATGTCCAAAATAATAAATAATAAAATATGACTGAGTCAGTACATATAAATTTTCCTTCACAAACTGTAAGTGACATGGAAAAAATGAGTCCTGAGTATGGACTTAAAGTCGCTAGAGCTATAGAAGCCGAGTGGTTTAGTGGTAATAATGCTGGTAAATATTTAGATACTCAAAGTAATTTTCATAGACTTAGGCTTTACGCTAGAGGCGAACAATCAATACAAAAATATAAAGACGAGTTGTCTATAAACGGTGACTTAAGCTACTTAAACTTAGACTGGAAACCTGTTCCTATTATACCTAAGTTTGTAGATATAGTTGTTAATGGTATGGACAATAGGATGTTTCATATAAAAGCATATTCACAAGATCAATATGGTGTCGATAAAAGAACTCAGTACATGGAGTCTTTGCAAAGAGATATGCAAAATAAAGCTTTTAATAATCAAGCTCAACAAATGTTTAATTTAAACTTAAACGAAAACGAAAAGGAAGATATACCTGAATCGAGCGAAGAGCTACAGCTACACATGCAGTTAAACTATAAGCAAGCTGTTGAAACAGCAGAAGAACAAGCTATAGACACGTTGTTAAAAGGAAGTAATTATGATAATATAAAAAGAAGAGTTTTATATGACTTAACTGTTTTAGGTATAGGTTGTGTTAAAACTAACTTTAACTACAGCGAAGGTGTTACTGTAGAATATGTAGATCCAGCAAATGTTGTTTATTCATACTGTGAATCTCCTTATTTTGAAGATATATACTATATAGGTGAAGTAAAAACAATACCTATAAATGAGTTAGCTAGACAATTTCCACATCTTACAGAATCAGATTTAAAAGATGTACAAAGTTCTGCTAAAAGACCTAGCGGTAGATACACTTATAAAGAAGTTAATGATAAAAACAAAGTTCAAATACTTTATTTTAATTACAAGACTTATAAAAACGATGTGTACAAATTAAAAACTACAGCCGCTGGTTTAGAAAAGTTAATACCTAAAGACGATACATTTAACCCGCCTGAAGCAGCTGATTATTCAAGATTAGTTAGAAATGTAGAGTGTGTGTACGAAGGCGCTATAGTTTTAGGTACGGATAAGTTACTACAGTGGAATATGGCTGAAAACATGATGAGAGATAAAAGTGATTTTAACAAAGTTAAAATGAACTATGCTATATGTGCACCACGTATGTATAACGGTAAAATAGAAAGTTTAGTTAGTCGTATAACTAGCTTTGCAGATATGATACAGCTCACACATTTAAAGTTACAACAAGTAATGTCACGTATGGTGCCAGATGGTGTTTATTTAGATGCTGATGGTTTAGCTGAAATAGATTTAGGTAATGGTACAAATTATAATCCACAAGAAGCTTTAAATATGTTCTTCCAAACAGGTAGTGTTATTGGTAGATCTTTAAACGCTGATGGTGATCCAAATCCTGGAAAAGTACCTATAACTCAAATATCAAACGGTCAAGGCGCTGGTAATAAAATGACATCTCTTATAGGTAACTACAATTATTATTTACAAATGATTAGAGATGTAACCGGGTTAAATGAAGCAAGAGACGCTAGTGTACCAGCTGAAAGATCTTTAGTTGGTGTACAAAAATTAGCTGCAGCAAATTCAAATGTAGCCACTAGGCATATACTAAACGCTTCAATGTTTTTAACTGTTGAAACAGCTGAAAGATTATCTCTTAGAATATCTGATATATTAGAATATTCAGAAACTAAAAATGCTTTTGTTCAAGCTTTAGGAGCTCATAACGTAGCTACTTTAGAAGAAATGTCTGAGCTATATCTTTATGACTTTGGTATATTTTTAGAGTTAGAGCCAGATGAAGAGCAAAAACAAATGTTAGAAAACAATATACAAACAGCTTTATCTCAAAAATTAATAGAGCTTGACGATGCTATTGACTTAAGAGAAATAAGAAACGTTAAGCTAGCAAATCAATTGTTAAAAATAAAACGAAAAAAGAAACAACAACTTGATCAGCAAATGCAACAACAAATGCAACAGTCTCAGGCTCAAGCACAAGCACAAGCTCAACAAGCTATTGCTCAAGCTGAAATGCAAAAAAATCAACAAAGATCTCAACTTGATATTCAGCTAGAACAACAAAGAGCTAGTTCTAGACTTGTTCACTTACAAAAAGAAGTTGAGCTTAAAAAAGAACTCATGCAGTTTGAGTTTGATTTAAATCAACAACTGAGACAAGGTGAGCGACAAGACAAGATGCAGTTAGATACGATGAAAGAAGATCGTAAAGATCAAAGAGAAACTAAAAAATTCGAGTCTTCGGGTAATGATATACTCGGAGGTGGAATAGGATTAGATAAATTTAATCCACAAATTGGTAACTAATTATTATATTATATTATGGAAGAAACAAAAAAAGAAGTAGTTGAAGAAACTACAAAAAAAGAACAACCTAAAGTAGATAATAAGGTTGAAAAAATAAAAATTAAAAAACCTAAAAAGTTTTCAAATTTAAACAAAGATGTTAAAATTGATTTAACAAAACCTGTTGAAGATAAAACAGAAGAGCCTGTTAAGGTTGATTTAACAGAAAACAAAGAAAAGGTTGAGGCTGTTGAAGAAATAAAAGAAGAACAGCCTAAAGAAGAGGTTAAAGAAGAAACACCTGTAGTTGAAGAAATAACAGAAGAAGAAGTTGATAAAAAGGTAGAAGATTTAGTTGAAGAAACTAAGGAAGCTATAACTGAAGCTCAACAAACAGGCAAGCCACTTCCAGAAAACATACAGAAGCTTGTAGATTTTATGGAAGAAACAGGTGGTGATTTAAATGATTATGTAGCTTTAAATAGAGACATTAGCAAGTTAGATGATCAAGATGCTTTGTTAGAGTATTATAGAAAAACAAAGCCACATTTAACTTTAGAAGAAATAAACTTTCTGATGGAAGACCAGTTTTCTTACGATGAAGAAAGCATGGACGACAAAGAAATAAAACGAAAAAAACTAGCGTTAAAAGAGCAAGTTGCTGACGCTAGAAAGCACTTAGACGGCTTAAAGTCTAAATATTATGAAGAAGTCAAAGCAAGAGACAAAAGGTTAACACCAGAGCAACAGAAGGCTGTAGACTTTTTCAACAGGTATAACAAGGAGCAAGAAGTTGCTGGTAACAACCATAAAGTTTTTGTAAATAAAACAAACCAAGTTTTCAACAAAGATTTCAAAGGTTTTGAATACAATGTTGGAGAAAAGAGGTTTAGGTTGAACATCAACGACGTTGCTCAGGTAAAGGAGACTCAAAGTAACGCAGATAATTTATTTAAAAAGTTTTTAAATGAAGATAATGTTATAGGTGATGCTCAAGGTTACCACAAAAGCATTTACACTGCAATGAATCCAGATGTAGTTGCAAGACACTTTTATGAACAAGGTAAAGCTGATGCTATGAAAGAAAGAATAGCAAAAGACAAAAATGTTCAACTTAATCCTAGACAAACTCAAGGCGAGGTTAATGTCGGTGGTATGAAGTTTAAAGTGTTAGGTAATGATTCTAATTCGTTAAAGTTAAAAATGCGAAAAAGAAAATAATTAATAACATTTAAAAATTTTAAAAAATGGCAACAGCATTTACGGCCGGTGGGTCGTTAAACAGCGTGCCAACAGCAAACAAGCAAACGTTAACATCAAACTATATTGATTTTACGTCTAGTGATACTGCTGGTTGGGCACAACAATATCTTCCAGATTTAATGGAAGCGGAAGCTGAAGTGTTCGGTAATAGAACAATTGGAGGTTTCTTAGAGATGGTCGGCGCAGAAGAGCCGATGTCTGCTGATCAAGTAATTTGGTCAGAGCAAGGTAGATTACATTTAGCTTACAAAGGTAACGCTAGAGACGCTACTGCAAACGCTTATGAAATTACTATAACTAAAGACGTTGATGGTAATGCAATGGGTGGTAAAACTACAGGTATTAGAGTTGGTGATTTAGTGGTTATGTCAGAAGCAGGTTCTAAAAACAAAGTTGTAAAAGGCTATGTTTTCTTAATCGCTGATGAAACTATTTCTTCTGTAGTTTATCAGAAAATTACTGTTAAAACTTTTGACGGTCTTAACAATCACTTTACTGACACAGATACAGAAAGCGCTACAGCTGACAATATATCTTTGTTTGTATATGGTTCTGAGTATGGTAAAGGTACTTCAGGTAGAACTAAAGCTATTCAGCCTGAGTTTAAATCTTTCACTAACAAACCAGTTATTATGAAAGATATGTATGAGGTTTCAGGATCTGATGCATCTCAAATTGGTTGGATCGAAGTTTCCGGTGAAGACGGACAATCAGGTTACATGTGGTATTTAAAAGCAGCTGGTGACACTAGAATGAGATTTGCAGATTACTGCGAAATGACTTTAATAGAGCACGAGCGTGTAGATATTGACAATGACGCTACTGATGGTTTTGACCCGTTAACAGGACATGCAGCAGGATCTGCTTCAGGTTCTCAAAACACTGCGGCAGGTACTATATCTGGTACTGAAGGTTTATTTGCAGCTGTAAAGTCAAGAGGTAATGTATTTGATGGTTTATTAGCGAATACTGCTACTAACTTTTCAGGCGCAAATGTTTTAGCTGACTTTGATAAAATCTTAGCTGAGTTTGATAAGCAAGGTGCTATTGAAGAATACATGATTTTTGGTAACAGAGACTTAATGCTTAGCATTGATGACATGTTAGCTAGTATGAATTCTTATGGTAGTGGTGGTACTTCTTACGGAGTATTTGACAACGACGAAGATATGGCTCTTAATTTAGGTTTCTCTGGTTTCAGAAGAGGTTCTTATGACTTTTACAAGTCTGACTGGAAATACTTAAACGACTTATCTACTAGAGGAGGTGTTGTTGGTACAACAAACGTAAGAGGTATATTTGTACCAGCAGGTGTTACATCAGTATATGACCAGCAATTAGGAAAGAACTTAAAGCGTCCTTTCTTACACTGCAGATACAGAGCTTCTCAAATGGAAGACAGACGATTCAAAACTTGGACTACTGGTTCAGTTGGAGCGGCTACTTCTGATTTAGATGCTATGCACATGCATTTCTTAACTGAAAGATGTTTAGTAACTCAAGGTGCTAACAACTTTATGTTAGTAGAAGGAACTGGTAGCTACGATAGCTAATAGCAATTATTAAAAAGGGGAGTTAATCCTCCCCTTTTTTTTTAACTTTTAAATTATATAATATTATGGCAAAAAAACAAAAAACTGAAAAGGTGGAGGCACCTGTTGTTGAAGCGCCAGCCGTTACAACAACAAAACCTAAAAAACCTACATGGGAAGTAAAAGACAGAACTTATGTTTTAAAAGACATGAGCCCTTTATCGTATCACTTAAGGTCTTCTGGTTTATATTATTTTGATGAAGAAAAAGGATACGAAAGAGAAGTTTGTTATTCGAGAAACCAAAGAACTTGCTTTGTAGATGAAATGAAAGGTGATATTAGAAGAGGTCATGTTTGGTTTAGAAATGGAATGTTATATGTTCCTAAAAACGAAGTTATGCTTCAAAAGTTTTTGTCTTTATATCACCCAAGTAGAGATAGAGTTTATGCAGAAGTTAAACCTGAAGAAAGAGCTGCTAATCAAATTGATTATATAGAGGCAGAAATAGATGCTTTAAACTTAGCAAAAAGCTTAAACGTTCAAGAAGCAGAAGCTATATTACGTGTAGAAATAGGTTCTAGAGTGTCAGAGATGAGTTCTAGTGAATTAAAAAGAGACTTATTACTGTTTGCTAGAAAATCACCTTTAACGTTCTTAGATATAGCAGGAGACGATAACGTTCATATTAGAAACATTGGTGTAAAAGCCGTTGAGTCTGATATTTTAAAACTTTCACCAGATCAAAGAACATTTACTTGGGCTTCGACTGGTAGAAAAATAATGACAGTACCATTTGACGAACACCCATATAACGCATTAGCTCATTGGTTTAAAACTGATGAAGGAATGGAAGTGTTTAAAAATGTAGAAAAGCGATTAAACTCGTAATTATCCTATAGTGAGTAACCACTCGTGTAGGGTGGTTACTTAACTATAAAAAATATAAAATGGCAGTAAACGTAGACACAGTATATCAAAGAGTATTAGCACTAGCTAACAAAGAACAAAGAGGTTACATTACGCCTCAAGAGTTTAACCTATTGGCTAATCAAGCTCAAATATCTATATTCGAGCAATACTTTTACGATAAAAATCAAAGAGAAAGACAAGAGCCAGATCCAGATCATCATACTAGCGAAACAAATATAAGTAAATTAATAGACGAAAAACTAAAGCCTTTTGCGTCTTTTCAAACTGTAACAAGTGGAACTACATTTCCAACTACTGTAACTGTTGGTGGTGTAGCTTTAGATATTTTTCAGTATGGTAACATAGTTGTTTCTAATAGATTTATATGTAAATATATGGAAAGAACAGAGCTTGAAACTATTTTACGCTCTGATAGACATATGACTTATAATTATGATTGGGATCCTATATGGACAGACTCAATGACTGGCTCTGAAGATATTGAAGTTTACGGTAACAAAGGCCAGCAACTTACTTCTAATATAACAGTAGAATGTTTTAGAATACCTAAAACTGTAAACTGGGGTTATGTTGTTGTGAGAGGTGTAGCTTTATTTAACAGTAATGTTGCTGTTAACTTTGAACTACATAGAAGTGAAGAAGATACTTTAGTTAATAAAATTTTAGAACTAGCAGGTATAATAATGAACAAGCCTGGTCTAGCTACTTTAGCTGGAGAAAAAGACAAAGTAGAAAAACAATTACAAAAAATATAAATAAATGGGTTTAACTAATACAAATAATAGTGCATATTACGGTACCTCTGGAGATCACGGTGGTTACAGGTACTTAACTTTTTTAGAGTTAGTTAATGGTTTTAACGCGGCTTATGTTGGTCACGGTAAGATATGTGAGCATGTTGATGCTAGAGATATTAACTATCACGCTACAAGAGCTTTGCAAGAATTATCTTATGATACTATTAGAAGTAAAAAAGATTGGGAGGTTGTTATACCTTCTACTTTAGTTTTAGTAATGCCTCATGACTATATAAACTACATAAAATTATCTTGGATAGACGATGGTGGTATTAAGCATATTATATACCCAACTAGATTTACCGGTAATCCATCTCAGTCTCAACAAATAATAGCCGATCATGGTGGTTTTAGTTCAACCGCTACTTACGACGAAACATCTACAGCTAGAGAAAGATTTGAAGCTAGAGAAGTTGACCCAAACACTGGTAGTCATAATACTGATAAAGATGTTTACGATGCTTTATTAGGTAGTAGATATGGTTTAACACCAGAGCATGCTCAAACAAATGGTAGTTTTTATATAGATCAAGACGCTGGTAAGTTTCATTTTAGCTCTAACATGGCTGGTAAAACTGTTATGCTAGAATATATAACTGATGGCATGGTTACAGATAACAGTGGTGAGTCACCTGTTTTAAATCCAGACGCAACATTAATACCTAAGCTTGCTGAAGAAGCTATTATAAAATGGATACTATATGGTGTATTATTAGCTAAAGCTAATACTCCAGCAGGTTTACTAGCTCAAATAAAAAAAGAAAGATTTGCTGAAACTAGAAAAGCAAAAATAAGATTATCTAACTTCAAGTCTGAAGAGATAACTCAAATAATGAGAAACAGTACTAAGATTATAAAACATTAAAATATGGCGAAAGAATTAAAGTTAAATTTCGCGCAGGGTAAAATGAATAAAGATCTTGACGAAAGACTAATGTCTTCAACTGGTCAAGGTCAATATAGAGACGCCTTAAATATACAAGTTTCAACTTCTGATAATGATGATGTTGGTACTCTTCAAAACATAATGGGTAACACTCAGTTAACTAATGTTTTTAACTTTACAACACTCGCGGTTCCAACTACAGCTACGGTTGTTGGTAGTATTTCTTTAGGCGAAAAAGATTTAATATATTATTTTGTTTCTTCTGGAGACAGAAATGATAACAACAGACAACCAGATATAAGAAAAAATTATATAATAGAGTTTAACACTGTTAGTCAAACCTTTAAATATGTTTTTGTAGATATATTTTCTGCTAAAAAAACAATACCAGTAAACAGTAACACTACATTTATAAATATACCTACATCTACAGGTAGTTCTACAACTATGAATAGGACTTGTGTTAGAAGAGGTATGTTTGTTACTGGTACTTTTACTAATACATCAGGTGGCACGATAACACACCCAACACAAAATTATAATATTGCTAACAACCAAGGATATGTTTTATCAAAATCAGACGCTGTAATAGTAAGTGATATAATATACGATAGTAGTAATACTAGGTGGAAAATATTTACAAGCGTAGATGGAGTTGCTGTGAGTTTAGCTGTAGGAGTAAACGATGTAGTTACTTTTGTAGCTGATTCTGCTTTAGAGTTTAATAAACGTGTACCTATAACTGCTATAAATATTCTAGGTGGTAATATATATTGGACAGATGGTTTTCATGAACCTAAAAAAATAAATATAGAAAGAAGTATATCTGGAACAGGTGGTACTGAATATTTACAAGGTGGTGGTATTGCTGGTTTTGCTTCGGCTAACACACTTATAACTGGTAATATTTTTAGTGGTGATAATGATTTTTTTCATACTAGATTAGTTAAAGATTCTGACAATGGGTCTAACCTACGTGTTGCTACTAATGCTGCTGAAAATTTAGCTATAGACGCTAGTTTAGAATATATTACAGTAATAAAGAAGTCACCAACCCAACCATTACAATTGAAGATGTACAGAACAACATCTCCTAGAATAGATTCTGATGGTAACGAAAACCCTATATTTACAACACATACTAATGGTTCTAGTTGTGTTTTTGAAGATACAGACGGTAATATAATAGAATCTGGTAGTATTATTTCTATTTCTTTTGATAA